AACTTAGTATAACTCTGATTCAAAGTGTCTTGGAAAACACGAAGTACTACAGAGCCTGCATTACGTTGAGCATATGCATTTATCCAATTGAAAGTGTTGGTGGAATAAATCAGACTGTTATTTTCGTAAAATGGGTCCAAAGTAGTCCAGTTATTTGTATTTCCCATTGTTAGGGATGCCAGATATTCTGTTCTATGTAATAAAGTCCTATGATCCATGACTTTTTCACCGGCATACAAATGTTTTACAGTTCTTTGTGTGGCATTAGCCAAAGCAGGAAATTTTTGTTTAAAAATATCTTCTATCCAAAGTGATTCACCTTCATTTCCTGCTTGTTGCACTATATCACCTGTAGGTGAGGTAAGATTTTGAACAATACTCATGGTCCAGCCATTAGAAGGGACAACCCTTTCAAAAGGCTCATAATATTGAATATCATCATCTGTAGCACACCATATGTTATAGTAAACTGTAGAGCTTGTTGTTGTTGTGTTAATTACTGGAGGATTAATCAGTACGCAGTACACAATACCTGCAGCACCATATTGATCTTTTGTGAAAGGATCTTCACAATTCAACAATCCTGTTTGTGAGAGAAAAGGCATTGACAATTTAACTGTCATGTCTCCCGTGGCTTCAAAAATTTCTGAAATAATATCTCCTCCTCCATAAGGGATATCCGTAGCCAAAGTTGATGCATCTGGCGAAAACACAAACATTACTCGATAGTTCGTAAAGGCCGAACTGTAGAATTTGAACAAATATTTCATTGTTCCTTCCCAACTCGAGTACATCCATGCTTGATGCATACAAGGGGTAGGGAATACTATGAATCTTCCGTTGGTAGTATCGTCAAGTGTATAAGCCGTCATAGGCGTTACATAACACGAAAACAAAACTACTCCAACTGCTGATGTTCCATTAAAAGATCCACTCGAGAAGTACCCTGGCTTCATCGATATTGTGATGGCATTCATTTCATCCTGCGTACGTCCAAAACGTTCGGGACTAGTTGCTGTTTTATTATCTGGAAGAAAAGAAAGATCTTCTACCATTTCTAATCCAGCTCCATTAGCCATCATATTAGTTGTTCTTCCTAAAGTGAACATAGGTGCCT